TATATAAATATAGATGCATCTATAGCAACAACTTTGTCTTGAAGTGTATATACATTTATTTCTTTTATTCCGTTTGGCGCATATGTTTCTAAAAATTTATGTAAACCTTTGATACCCATGTATTAAATTATGTATATATATATTGATTATTCTTTTATGTATAAAAAAATCAATAATTTTAATATAGGATTTAGTATCATTTTAATTATTTGTCATAGATATAATTCTTAAATTATGTACTAATTGTGATAATTTATCTCTTTGGTTTGGTTCTATTATATCTCCTTTTGCTCTTTCAATAGATTTAATTGATTTTAATGTTAGATAACTAGGAAATTCATTCAATAAAACATCTATAGTAATAATATCATTATCTAACCATCCAATACCATCCCAAATATTAGTATCTGCAAATAACTTGAGAAAACTCTGATTAATTATTTGTTGGAAATGAATATTAGTTGGAATTAAATGCCAAGATATTTTAGATTTATTGGTTAAAAGAAATTTCAAATCCATAAACTGATATTCTGAAATCAAATCCCAGTCTAAATTAGTTTCATACTTGTCTACAAACTCTTGATTCATATGTTGATATTCTTGAATCAATATCCAGTTAATAATATTAGTATTAGATTTAACAAAATCTAATAGTTGAGTATTAGATAAAGATTGATATTTAATAAGATCATCTGGTTCAACTAATTCTAAATTTAATAAAATATAGTCAATTACATTTAGTGTTAGACAATGTCCATAACGAACCAAATATTTTAAATTAAACAATTCAATATTATTCAAAACCCAAGTTTCTACTTTGGGATCTTCAAAATTTAATAAAGGACATACCTCTTCCCAATACTCTTCATTTAAATAATTTTGTTTCATCACACCATTAATAAATTGTGATGTAGCATCTGGACTTGATTTTAAGTATCCAAAAAATTTTTCCATATAAATTAATAAATTATTATATTTTATTAATTTTAAGTGTATTTATTCAAAAGTAAATGGTTTAATTATAATTTTTGTTTTATTTGTATTAGAATCTGATGTAATTCTAATACTAGATTCAGATTCTATTGTATTAATATTTGATTTGTTATTTGTTTCAAGATCATTTCCTATATATTTAAGAAAATTCTTTTCATGATTTGATAGTTTGATTCCAGAATCTTTAGGAGTAAATTCATCAGAAAAATATGGAGTATATTTAGTAGGTAAAGGTATTAAACTTGTCTTAGGTGAGACTTGATTTAAATAGTTTTCAACAGATTCGATAGTTTTATTTGGAATAACTTCAAAATTAATATATACACCAGTAGCATCTCTGGTATAACAACCAGGACAAGATCCATGAATTAGTTTAAAAATATATTTGAAATGTTTTTTTGATTTAAGAGTTTCAACTCTTTCAGCAATTTTTTTTCTATGAGAAAGACTAAATGTTTTATCTTGAATACTAGTGTTTTGACTACTAGTGTTTTGACTACTAGTGTTTTGACTACTACTAGTGTTTTGACTAACAGACTTGAGGTCATAACCAGTTGGAGTATTCATTTCTTCAGTTGTTTCAATATCAGTAGGATCGGATATAACAAATGAATCTAAATTTTTACTATTCATTATTAATATATATTTATAACTAAATTATTTGTTTTTTAACTCAATTTAATATCTTGTTAAATATTAATGGACCCTATAAAACTTTTAAAGAAGGATTTTTCCTATCCTAATATTAATGCAGATGACTTTCAAAAGAAAATTTATGAAAAGAGGGAATTTTATTATCATAAAATCCCAAAACAAATCCAAGTTTCAACATATCCAGAACTAAAAAAAATTAGAGAAGAAATTTGTTCAGTTAATGTAAATTTACAATCACATCAAAGCTTACTAGCAAATTTTATTAATCCACAAACACCTTATCGAGGAGTTTTAATTTTTCATGGATTAGGTTCAGGTAAAACTATTGCTGCTGTTTCTATTGCTGAAAATTTCAAAGATATGGCAGTCAAGTATGGAACAAAAATTTATGTACTTGTTCCAGGACCTCTTCTCAAAGAATCATGGAAAGATGAGATTATTAAAGGAACTAAAGAAACATATTTAAAAGATTTTTCTCAAACAATGGGATATATTGATAAAGCAGAAAAAGATCGTGCAATGAAACAAGCAAAGGCTTTGTCAATGCAGTACTATAGAATTATGTCATATAGAGGTTTTGCTAAAAAAGCTCTTGGATTAAAAATTACCGAACATATTAAGGGCGATGGTGATGTACAAAAAGTTTATAGAAAAAATGAAGAAGGTGATTATGAAAGAGATATTGCAGTAGATAAAATAGAAAGTTTGGACAATACAGTTCTAATTATAGATGAAGCACATCACTTGACAGGTAATGATTGGGGGTTAGCAGTACAAAAAATTATTGCAAATTCAAAGAATCTTAGAGTTGTACTTTGTTCAGCAACTCCTATGAAAAATTTGGCAGATGATGTAATTGAACTAATTAATTATTTAAGACCTCCAGAAGATCCAATTGATAGAGAATTAGTATTTACAAATCAAAAAAATCATTTAATGGAATTTAAGCCAGGAGGTAGAGAGTATTTTAGTAAAATGTGTCAAGGTTATATATCATATTATAGAGGTGCAAGTCCATATGTTTATGCCAAACAGATTGATATGGGAGAAGTACCTCCAGGTATTCTTTTTACACCTTTAGTTAGATGTCCAATGAATGAATTTCAACAATCTGTTTATGATGAAGTTATTGCTAATTCAGATGATACATTAGATAGAAGATCAGCAGCAGTTGCTAACTTTGTTTTTCCATCATATTCTTTAGAGACAAAAGATGTTATAGGAGTATTTGGACGTGAGGGATTATCTTCATTACGTAATATGTTAAAAACAAATAAAGAAAAACTATTATCAACAGTTGGAAAAAAGTTTGGTATAATAGATGATAAATCAGGACATGAAATTATTACTGAGTATGAAAAAACAAAATCTTTAGGTGGTAAAATATTTTCTCAACCTTATCTTAAATTTTTTTCATCAAAATTTGATGCATGTTTAACTAATTTACTTGAACTAACAGAACCAATTGATTCTGATTCAAACTATCCAAGTTTAAAAAATATTAAAAAACATTCTGGATCTGGTACAGCATTTATCTATTCAAACTTGGTAAAAGTAGGGATTGAAATATTTGAACAGGTTTTACTATCCAATGGTTTTTTAGAGTATAGAGAAGATGGTGCTTATTCTATTAATCCAGATACAAGAGATTGTTTAACTGGACTAAGCTATGAAGATTTTATAAAAGCAGGAATTGATAGAAGATTTTATCCTTCAACATATATTACTGTAACAGGTGGTTCTGAAGAAAGTGCAGATCAAATACCAGAGGAAAAGAAAAAGATTTTAGATACAGTATTTTCAAGTTTAGATAATATAGATGGTAAGTTTATAAAATTTGTGTTAGGTTCAAGAGTAATGACAGAAGGTATTACAATCAAACAGATTAAACAGATTCATATATTAGATACAGCATATCACTTGGGTCAGTTAATGCAAGTAATAGGTCGTGGAATTAGATTTTGTGTACATAATTCAGTAGCAACAGAAGAAAATCCATATCCCGAAGTTCAAGTATTTAGATATGTTATATCTACTGGATCTAATGAGCTATCAACAGAAGAAATTTTATATCAAAAGGCAGAACGTAAATATCTTTTAGTTAAAGAAACTGAAAGATTAATGAAAGAATCTGCAATTGATTGTGCATTAAACTATAATGGTAATATATTTGAGGAAGAAGTTAAGAAATATGAGGAATGTATAGGACCTTTAGAGTACTCAAAGTTATCTTTCGAAGATAAAAGTAAATTTACTCAATGTCCATTAACATGTGATTTTAAGAGATGTGATTATAGTTGTTCAGATAAAAAACTTAATTTAAAGTATTATGATAGAACAACAGGGTATTATAAAAAACTATCTAAAGATAAAATAGATTTTTCTACTTTTACTAATAAACTAGCAAGAAATGAGATCGAGTTTTGTAAAGAAAAAATTAAAGAAATGTATAGATATAGATATGTTTATCAAATAGATCAAATACTTGAAACAGTTAAAAATACTTTTACTGGAGAGAAACTAGAACTTTTTGATCCATTTTTTGTTTTCCAAGCATTAGACGAACTAATTCCAATATCAGAAAATGATCTTAATAATTTTCATGATAATATCTTTGATAAATTTAGTGTTCCTGGTTATTTAATTTACAGATCCAAATATTATATTTTTCAACCATTTAATCAAAATGAAGATGTACCTATGTTTTATAGAAATAATTATCATACAGATTTGGTTACTCAACTATCTTTGTATCAATATTTTAAAAATATATTAGATTCTAAACTTCTTGAATCACTTGGTGTTGATTCTGAAATAATTAAAACAGTTTCAAAATCTACAGAATATAATTTTACAGATGTTTTTGAATACTATGACAAAAAAGATGAAGCTGATTATGTTGGAATTATAGATAAACCAGTAGGAAGAAAAAAGACAGTTGTTGAAGATATAGATGATGTATTTAAAATAAGACATTCTAGAGAGAAAGTCTTAGATAAAAAAAGAGGTACTGGTATTCCTTCACTAAAAGGTGCTGTATGTTTCTCATCAAAAGATAAAAGATATTTAATTAAAATAGCTAAAAAGATTGGTCTAACTGATTTTAACACAGATACACGTACTGATATTTGTAATGCAATAAGACTTAGATTATTATATCTAGAGAAGTACTCTACTGCAAAAGATGGTAGTAAAAAAACTTATACAATAATTCCATCAAATCATCCTAAATATCCATTTCCTTTAAATTTAGAAGATAGAATAGAATGGATAAAAACTATACTTGGTGAGAAAATTCCTGGGTCTTTAGGAATTGATATTAAAGAGAAAAAAGGTGGTATATTTGAAGATGTACGTGATGATCGTTTTCTTAAATATGAACTTACAATAAAATCTAAACCTGAATGGGATATTCATAAAGATACATTTGTTAGATTAGGATTTGTTCTAGATGGAACAACATGGAAAAAAACAATTGAATAAATTTGTTAAATTATATTTTTTTTTATTTCTAAATATTGCTCTTTATATTTAAAGTATTTACTTTTAGTTGATGTTAATTTATTAAACAATCCAGTTAACATATTTTTTTTTTCTGGGGCTGGTGTTGTTGATGGTGTTGATGTTTTAGATGTTGATGGTGTTGATGTTTTAGATGTTGATGGTGTTGATGTTTTAGATGTTGGTAAAATATCTTGTGATTCTGTTAATACTTTTTTTATTTCATTATTATCAATTTTATCATCAATTGTTGTATTTATTTTTTTACATATTGGATATGTAACACCCATATATTCTGCTTCAAAAATAACCTCATCAGCTTTACAACCCATCTCTTTAAAAAGTTGTTGATTTTCTTCATATTTTTTTTTTAATTCATCAACAATAACTTTATTATTTTCAAGTTGATTTTTTAATGACATTATTCTTAGT